GATGTTAAAATCGCTTGTGATGCGGTTTAAGATTTGGTTTGTTGAACATAGCACGCTTAGATATTCGTAAGCCTGTCCATAGATTTGCCCACTCATATTCGAGCCTAAAACGTTAAAGGCTTTTTCAATATGCTGGAATGTACCGACGCCACGTTTGAAAGCGAACCACAACCAAGCAAGTTGTTGAAGTTCATATTCGGTAAATTCAAAGGTGTATTTCTCAGGTTCGGGCAAGACAAGCTGTTGCGGTTGTTGCAAGGTTTTTAATGTTCTTTCGCAACGGATGAAGTATTGGCGGATTTGTCTGCCTCGTTCGTTTCTTTCGACCATACCGAGTTCTTTGCCCATATCGAGGGTGATGTGATATTCCTTGCGTGGGCGTCCGTTGGTGCGTTCGGTAATGACGAGGTAGTCTTCATCTTGGATGAAACCATATTCGTTGATGCGGTTTTTGATCCAGTCAGTGTATTGCTGTTTGCTTTCTACGAATGCGTGAAGTTCACGAGCGTTGCAAAGTTGAACAGGTTGATTTTGGATTAAGCCGTTAAAAACAGGAATTAAGTTTGAGTGTGTCATTGTGATGTACTCTAAGTTAAGTTTTAAAACTCATCACGAACCACTGCGAATAGTTGGTGATGAACTGAATAGGATTCGCAGTACCGTACTTAGAGCAAAACGGCGGATCTTTCGATCCTCCTAAACAGTTCATCATTGGGCTTTTTCATAAATTTATGAAAAAGGTAGAATTGCTGTTTTGTGGCGATAAAAAAAGACGCATTGAGCGTCTGTCTTTCCACCGCTCCAAGTAATTCAGAAACTGCGACATTCCCGACTTTCTGTTGAAAGTGAGAATATCCTAAATGATTGGGCGGTGGGTGTCAAATTAATTTTTATTCTTCCAACAAGGGTTTTTCTTTAAGCTGCGTGAGTGCGGCTGTTTGTAAGAGCGAGCTCATTTGTTGAATGGCAAGGCGATTTAAGATTGCCAGCCGTTCTTCTTGCGGAAATCCTTGCTGAATTAATAGGGCGTTTTGGCTTTCTAAACCTGCCAATACGGTTAATTGTTCAATAGTAGCGTGTTCACGCATATTACCTTTTAATTTGGGGTTGGCATCTTTCCATTGTTTAGCCGTTTGTCCAAATAAGGCTTGATTTAAAATATCTGCTTCAGTGGCATACACAAATTGATGTTGCTTTGTGTTGAGTAATTGTGGGATAAGGTGCGCTTTAATAGCGTCTGTGTGTATGCGATAAGAATACGTTTGACATTCCACTCCAGTTTGTTATCTTTGGCTTCTTTTTGTTTTAAGCGTTGGAATTCTTTGATGAGATAGAGTTTAAACTCGGGGCTTAACCAAGAGCCAAATTCAAGGGCAATATCTTTATGCGCGTAAGTGCCGCTGCCGTAGCGACCTGTTTTAGCAATCAAGCCGATAGCATTTGTTGTAGACCATTTTTTTACTGACATTACGAACCAGTTTAACCCAACGTTATCTTTAATTTGGTGTAATTCCACCAAATTAAAATTTGGATTGTTTAGTTCTTCCCAAACCTGTAAAAACTCAATGGTATTTTTGTTTTGTAACCAGTTCTTAATGAGCTGGTCGCCATCACCAAACGCTTTACACATATCAGTAAGGCTGATGTAATCTTCGTTCTCCCGTTGGGTTACTTTGATTTCAGTGCCTTGTACAACGATTATATCATTTGCCATGTCTTACCCTTTAGATACAAAAAAAGCCGTTTGAGACGGCTTGAAAGTTAGGGTATCTTAAACTGATGTGGGGGGGGGGGCAATAAAAAACGCTGAGAATTTGAGGGAGCGAGTTATTCATCATCAATTAATTCTTTTGTTTTCTTTGGAATGTCATTCACCTCTCCTTTAATACCATCAACAGCTTTATCCAGGCGTTTTCCTACGCCATCGATAATCGTTTCAAGTGGTGTGCTTTTTAAATCTTTGTCAAAGACTTTGGTTGGATTTATCCCCAAATTATCCACGGCAATTTGCAGAAGTTGCTGATGTAATTTAGGGTCTTGTTCTTGTACTTGTTTCTTATAACCTTCAAATGCCATTGCTGAGGAATATTTGTAGTTATAATCCTCCCTTAATCTAAAGAGATAAGCCCGTTCTTTAGCTTTTAACCAGGCGATGACAAGTAACGGGATTGTCACAATAGACTTAGCAAGAAATTGTAAAATATTAAGACTGTCTGTTGCACTCAGGCTTGTTGAATAATTGATAAATGAAATAACAGATGTTGCAACAAGTGAGCCAAGCAAAATTTTATCTACAGCTTTCATTTTACTATCGATATTTTCAGATTGAGTTTTAAACGAACCTGCCATGCTTGCTCGGTTAGCGTCTTCAATAATCATTTCAATCTCCTCTTTTTGTTTATTGAATAATTTAATCATACCTTCAAGATCTTCATGATATTTTTCGATTTTGGGTTTATTGGTTTCCGCCGTGGTTGATAATGTCGTAATTTTAGTGAGATTATTTTGTGCAGTGAATTCATAGCTCGAAATATCGCTGCTTAATTTCTCCGACTGTTCGTGCCACTGAGAAATTTCAGTTATTTGTTCTTGTGCATCGTTATAAGATTTTTGGAGTGTAATCAGCGAGTTTTTTAAATTTTCGAGCTCCTTTTTATTCTTTACTAACTGCTCTTCAAGTGAGATATGCTCTTCTAAATTCAATTTTGCTTTGGATATATCAGCAGCAATAGCATTGAGTTCTTCTTCTGTTCTTAATTCGCCCTTAACTTCAATTAAATATAATTCCTTGATTGTCATTCTTAGTTTGATTAGAGATAAAATAAATGAATTTACATCATATTCATCCCATTTATTATTCATTCTTTTTTTATTAAGGATGCGAATTATTTTTTTAATTAATTGAAGAGAAATATATTTTGCATAGGAAATTTCAAGGTTTTTTCCCGATTTTTCTATTTTCTCTATTAGGGGGTAAACTCGCTCTATTTCTTTGATAATTTCGGGTGATTTTATTTCTCCCATCCACGCATAGCCTTTGTTGATTTTTGTATTAATTAAGTTTTTTAACTCAGTCAGTCTTGCTTTAACGGTTTTTATAGCATTCCCTTTATATATTAAAAATTACTTTGATTGTAAGGTAATTTTTCGGGATAAAAAAGCCCTCGTTTTACGGAGGGCAAACCTAGGGAACCAATTTTATAGGTTGCATAAGTTTTAAGCCCTCATGCTCGGCTAACCTAGTTTGTTTTATGTTTGCCATTTCAAAACACACTTCATCTATCATTCGCAACGGTTTCACATGCCGTTGTGTCTCTGTACTAGCAAATGTGTTTTGAAATATCCACATTGGGATATTCGCCTGCTTGAGCTCCACTTTCGGCAACTGCACCGTTTTTCACTGGCTTTGCATGGGCAGACTTTAAACCACAGTGTTATTAAGTAGGCTAGAGCTTTTAATCTAACGACCGCTTAATACCGTTATGCACTGTGATTCTGTAAGATAAATTGTTAAAGAGCGTTGAGATGTTGGTTATGTGTATCTCGTTTTGATATGAATATTCTACTTAAAGTAGATTTAATTGCAACTAAAATTGTATTAAAAGCAGTAAAATAATCTACTTTTAGTATTATTTGATTGATTTATAAAGAAAAGAATTTTGTTTATTTGCTTGTTTTTTTGAGCAATAAGAGGGCGAAACAGGGGTGCACTTTGAAAAAGTGCGGTAGAAAAGTGCGGTAGAAAAGTGCGGTGTTTTAGGTCTATTTAGATCTAAATCAGATCTATATAGATTTACATGAGGGGAGTTTGGTGGTAGATGGGTAAAAGAAAACCGCCTCGAGGGCGGTCATAAGATAAGATTATCACTGTAAATAACAATTTCAGTCGCTTTCATCTTTTTATTAGCTGAGTAATTCAGCGAGTATTCACTTTGGCGGTATTGGTGGTAAATTTCTCTAATGTTTGGGTGATTATCATAAGAGACAACCCAATGCATTTTTACCTTGGCCAACTTTTCTTGAATAGCAACGTGGTCCTTATGTTGGTAATAGTTACGATAAAGCCCTTGCCCTTTTTCATAGTATGGTGGATCGAGATAAATTAGTGAGTTAGCAGGAATGTTATCATCAAGCGTAGAAAGCCATTCCTCAGTATCAAAATTGGTAACATGAATATGCTTGGCCACACTACCAATTCTTTCTATTCGCTGAATTAAATCCGCTTTATTAAAACGGCAATCTAGTTTGTAATTGCCAGTTTGATTTAGTCCACCAATAACACCAGCTTTCAGAATACCCGAACGGTTGGTACGATTAAGAAAGAATGCTGCAAAACCATACTCTAAAGGAGAGATATTTTCTTTCTCTTTGAGTATGTTTTTTTGTTTGTGCCACTCTTCAATAGTTACTTTCGTATCATTAGTTAAGCGAATGAAATCTTCCGTTTGTTCAGTGATGGATTTCCAGAAATGATAGATGGACAAATCTAAATCATTGATATGAATATCGCTGCAGTAACCACTAAAAAGCAAATCAAGAGCGACACCAGCCCCACCTGCATAGGGTTCTATGTAGTGCCCATGAAGATTATTTTTTTCAATAATCTGTTTAATTACTGGGGCAAATTTAGCTTTGCCACCAGGATAACGTAGGGGAGTATTTTTCATTCGTTTTCCTCGGTTTGGAGGTATTATAGCGAATTTTTTAGATGCTGGCCATAATTCTTTTATTGTTTGAACCAGCAGTTAGGATCAATTTTATGTGCTAATGCAACTTTTTTAAAAGCTCCATATAATGCATGATAAAAACCATGTAACATTGTTAAGTTTTCTTTTTGGTTTAACCAATCCTTTAAAATTATACGAAATAAAAATCTGTGTTTGTTAAATAAATTTTTTGCTTTTTCTCGATCTCTTTTATTGAGTAATTTATCTATTTCAGGGAGAAGCTCCTTTCTAGCAAGAGATATGTTATATCCATTGGAAATTAAAATAGACTGGCGCCAGAACGTTTTATTATCCAATAATTTTTTTAAATGAGTAAATGCAATGATTTCAGGATTATCTTTGCCTGGCAATGTAAGGATATTTTTCTTATAGTTATGAGAGTCATCGCCATCTAAAATGCATATTGCTTGAAGTGTTCTGCTTAAGCTCTCATTCGTAAAAATATCTTTCAGGTTATTCTTGCCGAGATTTATATCAATAAGGTCAAATATGCTTATTATTTCAGAAAAATTGTCTCTTGTTGAATAAAAATCAAAAATTAGTCTAAGAAATTCTCTTGCCTCTTTATCTTCAGTCATTAGAGGTATTTTGTTATTTTCGTATAAGCTCGCTTGGGTTTTCTTTTCTAGAAATAATTTAATTTTCCGAATATCTGGTTTTTCCATCGGATATACAGAATCTATCTCATCAATTAAATATGTAATGTTGCTATTATTCTTTATAGCTAGTTCCAACAAAGATAAACTATGTGTAGTAAAAAAAACCTGAACATCATATTCTTGTGATATTTCTTTTAAAAGGTAAAAAATTTCATATTGTAATGAAGGGTGAAGTGTTGCATCTAATTCATCAATAAGAAGAATGCTATGCATTCCTTCTGTAGTTTTATAGTAATGTTTTAATGAGTAAATAGCAGTCAGCAAGATAAGAAGATTATCTTCTCCAGCAGATACAGTATTCGAGTCTATACCTTCTCTATTTGTTTCAAAAGAATATCTAGATTTGAGATTTTTAATCTCGTTAGAAGTAATGCTTTTAATTAATATGCCGGTTAATTCGTAGTATTTATTAATAATGTCTTGCTCATATTCTTTAGGGATAATAACTGTGTTTGACAGTTCTTCAGTATCAGAAATTTCTCCAACTGGAACCAATCTAGATAGGCCTAGATAGATAATCATAAGCTCTGGCAGTGATTCTCCACCACTCTCAGGATAATATGGCTTTAATGAGTATCTTGGTGGTGGGTATTTGTGCTTTCTGAATTCTAATGTTTGATCTTCATCAAAGTATTTGACTGTTAAAAGCCCTCCAGTAAACCCAGGAGGGACTGGGGAGTTTTCTTTTTTGTCCCCTTTAGTTAGAGAATAAACTTTAGGATTTACTTTATGGTTTAGTTGGTTAATAGCATTCAATAAATCATCTTTAATAAATGGGTGATTTGAGTCCACTTTTTGAAAGGAATTACTTACAATATGAAGAATAGAGCTTTTGCAAGTTCCATTTTCTCCGGAGATAACATTAATTTTTTTTGAAAAATTTAAGGTAAAATTTTGTAGTTTTCTATAATGTTTAAATGTAATTTCTTTAATCATATGAATTTACTTATTTCTATTAAAGCTAGAATTTATTGTCTTACAAATAACTCCTATGCTCCACCACTACAACAACACCGAGTACCAAAACACCTTGCCAATCACGGAAACATCATCAAGACCGGCTATTTCGTCGTCGTACTCGTCTGTGTTATAGCTACGGATTTTTATTTGATTGTTTGGCATATTGTAGAGCAGTTTGATCCGCAATAGCCCGCCGTGATTAATGGCGTAAATGCTGCCATCGCGAATAGTCTTATTGCCGGTATCAATGCCAACGGTCGCGCCGTTTGGAATCACCGGTTCCATTGAATTACCCTCTGCTACCACGCATACCGCATTTTCATACTGCACGCCTTGCCGTCTTAATGTGGCGCGAGAAAAGCGCAGTTTGAAGTTGTTGTAATCCATAATGTCATCAGCAAAACCATTTCCGGCGGCTAAACGGATTTCTTGGAAAAGCGGAACTTCTACTTCGTCATCGTTTAATGGCGTATTGCGATCCCACAGATCAAATGAGCCTGTTTCGGCTACGTTTGATTCAATCTGTTTAGTTTCTTCCTGCTGACCCTCGCCAAATTGTAGCCAGCTAGGCTTGACATTAAAGTATTCGGCTATTTTTTCTAACTTTTCTTTTCTTGGTTCGGCAGTTCCGAGTATATATCTGCGAGCCATTTCATAGCTAACCCCTGCAACTCTACTTAATTCTGCTATTGTCGCTTTTGGATTTTCGCTCATCAATTTACTTAGTCGATCAGACAAGTTCATAAGCAGCCCTCCACTATTATTCCTACTAATGGTAGATCATACCTAATAAAAAATAGTTGCCTCAAGTCTATTTTAAGTAGTAATATATCTACTTAAAGTAGTTTTAAATAGGATAATCAGTTATGACCCCACTACAAAAAGTATTTTCTATTGTTGGCGGAAAGTCAGCATTAGCTAAACATTTCGGGATATTACCTTGGGCGGTTGCTAAATGGGAGAAAACACAAGTCCCTGCGGAGCGTTGCCCTGACATTGAAAATTTAACTAATAAACAGGTTACTTGCGAGGAATTAAGACCTGATGTGAATTGGTCAGTTCTACGCAACCAGCAAGATTAATTTACTCATATTGGCGCAAAAGAAAACCATAAAAAAGGACGGGAAATTATGGCGATGAAACAAATCATCATCGAGATGATCGAGAAAGTACCAGGTGGCAAAGGTGCAGTAGCTGGATTCTTGGGATTTACTGAAAGTGAATTAAATAATCGTCTTTATCAAACAAAGGGCCAACGATTCAAAAATGAAGAATTGATTGCACTGCAACTTGAGTATGGCTGCACTGATTTTATCGATGAGCTTTGCCGAAATGCTGGTGGACGCTTTGTAAAAGATACCGATGCAGACAATCTAGATGCCGTGGAAATGGCGAATATCCAACTGCATGAATTATCAGCTAGAGGCATGCTTTTCGGTGTGTTGGAAGATGCGTTAAAAGATGGCGAAATCACCCAAGCAGAAGAAGATTTAATCCGCAAATTGTTAAACAAGCATTTAGCAGCAACACAAAACTCAATCGAGTGCGTAATCTCGCTAAATAAACGGCAATAAAAAACCACGGCGGCAACCGTGGCAATTTAGGAAAAAATCAACATGGAAAATATTAATCCAAACGAAAAAACAAGTCAAACGCAAAACGGCAAGATTCTAAAGGCTTTGTTGAATGGAGAGCGATTGACTCAGCTTGATGCCTACACCCGATTTAATTGCACCCGTCTAGGAGCAAGGATTTACGACATAAAGCAGCTAGGGCACAAAATTGAAAAGCAAATGGTGGTTGTGGCCAGTGGAAAACGTGTAGCTGAATATAGATTGGTGGTTTGATATGGAAAGACTATTTGACCCCGAATTTGTAGCTAGTTTAAGCGATAGAGAAAAATTCATAGCTTATGAAGGCATAAAACAACAATTAATAGCGCAGGGCGTAAGTAAAGAAATATACGACAGTATAACAGAACAAGCGATTGAGGAATTGGAAATATGAGCATGCGATTAATGGTTCAAGCAATGAATTGTGAGGTTGGCAATCCTGCTAGAAAACTTGTGCTTTTAAAACTTGCCGACAATGCCAATGATGATGGAATTTGTTTTCCTAGTTATCAATACATTGCCGATAAATGCGAAATGTCAAAACGTAGTGCAATTAGTCACATTGATGATTTAATCAAAATGGGATTTGTCACCAAGAAAGCACGAAAAAATAAAGATGGTTCAAGTGCAAATTTATATCTTTTACACCTTGAGCAGGGTGGTGAAAAATCTGCACCAGGGGGTGAAAATATTTCACTAGGTAGTGAAAATTTTGCACTAGGGGGTAGTGAAAAATCTGCACCCATAACCAGTCACTCTTTTAACCTATCAATTAACCGTGTATCTGACGATGAAAATTCTGCTAACGCAGAGCGCACTGAGGAAAATAAAAAAACATCTAAGCGTGAAAAAATATCAGTTGATTATCAAGGAGTGATGGATGCCTGGAATAAAGTTTTTAATGGTTCACCAATTCACTTGTTAAAAACATTAAGCCAAGAAAGACAAAAGGCAATTCTCAAGGTTGCTAAAGCAATGTTAGAAACACCAGATGTTGAAAGTTGTTCTGTTGAAGTGTTTACAGGGTATTTCCAAGACTTTCTTAGTCAAGCCAATAGTCGAGCCAATAAATTCTTCTTTGGCGGCCCAAATGGAGATGGATGGGTGGCTAAGTTTGATTACATCATGAAACCTAAAACTTTTTTAAATACTTGGGAAAATTCATTATGAGCAATTCAATGTATGAAATCGAATATGGGTTAATCAGCTCAATGTTAGCTGCAGGATTAACTTCACAAGCTCGTGAAGTGATGAGTTGGTTAGAACCAGAAATGTTTGCCACATTCCAACTTGGCGCACTTTACGGAAACATTCGCAAACAGGCTCGCAAAGATGATTTGATTGATATTTTGTTACTTGCGCAAGACTACGGCGAAAACTTTGCCAATTTAGCGGAATTAGCAAGCGGATATGCTTACAGCGGAAACATTTTAGGGTATGCGAAGAAAGTCCATTCTGCTTGGGTAAATCGCACTGCTCAACAGGCATTGTTAAAAATGGCAGGGGAGTTAGCCAACGCAAAAGAGGAGCAAGTCAACCAAATCACTCAAAATGCACTTAACCAAATCCAAAAACTGCTTGTCAGCAAAACGGAAATTAAGCCAATTGCGATGGGTGAACTGGTCGATTCTTACGTGGATGTTTTAGAAAAACGTTCAAAAAGCGATTTCAAAGAACGCTTGCTTTACACAGGCATTGAGGCGGTCGATAACATTCTTGGCGGCATAAATTCTACCGATATTGTCATTGTGGCAGGTCGTCCAGGAACAGGGAAAACAGAATTTAGTCTGACAGTGACTCGCAATATCGCCAAAAATCATGGTTCAGTTTTATTTTTCAGCCTTGAGATGGGTAACTTCCAATTAGTCGATCGTTTATTGAGTGCTACTGGTGGCGTGAGCGTGAAGAAATTGCGCAATCCTACCGAGCTTGATGAAGGCGACTATCATCGCTTAACAAGTGCATTGCAAGAAGTGCGGTCGCAAGATGTTTATTTTGTCGATCGCGGTGGGTTGTCAGCCGATGAAATTTGCGCCATTACTGAAAACCATATTAGCGAGAAAGGCGCACCATCTGTGGTTGTAATTGATTATTTAGGCTTGATGAATCACAAGCAAGAGCGTGGTGTAAATCTAACCCAAGCTATCGCTAACTCCATGAGCAAGCTAAAAGCCTTTACCAAAAACTTCAACATTCCAATCATTTTACTTTGTCAGCTTAACCGTGATGTGGATAGCCGTGCAGTAAAACGCCCTGCTAATTCTGATTTACGTGATTCAGGCTCAATCGAACAAGATGCAAGCCAAATCATCATGCTTTACCGTGAGGGCGCATACAAGGCAGATTGTGATAATCCTTATTCTGAGGCCATTGTGACTAAAAATAGATTTGGTGGATTAGGCACAGCCTATATGAAATTTGATAGAGGTCACTTCCTCGATTGCGACCAGGCGCAAGCATACCAATTCATCAACGAGAAACCACAGCAACAAGCTAAAACCTATGCGGCTAAAAGTTATGGGAAAGGAGTTATCCAATGACAGAACAACAATTTGATAAAGATACATGGCAAACGCCAAAGTATGTTTTTAATTGGCTTGAAATTAAGTATGGCTCGTTTGATGTTGACGGGTGCGCAAGCAGTGAAAACGCTTTGTGTAAAGAATATATCGATTCCGATTTTGATTTTTTAACTTGCTCTATGCGTGGATTTCAAAATTGTTGCGAAAAAGAAAATTTAAAAATTTATGTGAATCCGCCGTACTCTGATGTAACGCCGTTTTTAATCCGGGCGAAAGAATTACGAGATGCCGGGCATTTAGTCGTGATGTTACTCAACAATGACAAATCTACGCAGTGGTATCAAAAATACATACATAACGCTGCGAATGAAGTGATTGATATCACAGGTGGTCGAATTGCATTTATCAACCCTGTAACAGGAAAAGAAATCAAAGGGAATAGCAAAGGGCAAATGGTCGTAGTCTTTGATCCAACAATGGAAGATTTTGTCACACGTTCAGTAAGTCTTGATTTTATTAAAAAGGTTGGTGGATATATCCAAGTGGAGAGATAGGTCAATGGCTTGCAGTGTTGATGATATTAAAAAAGCGCACGGGAAACGAACTGAAGGGCGGTTAAAAATTCAGATGATTAAGTTACAAGGCGGTGTTCTTGCACCACTTGATGAGCTGGAATCAGAAGAATTGAAATCATTAAAAAATGGCGAGCAGTATGAAATTGAAATCATCCGTACACGCAATCCCGCTTTCCACCGTAAAGTTTTTGCATTTTTTAAGTTCTGTTTTAACCATTGGGCTGCAGATAAAACAGAATGGGAACACTTTGATGAACGAAAGCAATTTGACACCTTTCGCAAGCATCTAACGGTATTGGCGGGGTTTTACGAATCCACATACAACATTAAAGGTGATTTGCGGATTGAGGCGCAATCTTTGAGTTATGGAAACATGGAGCAAGCGGAGTTTGAAAGCTGTTACAAGGCGTTAATTAGTGCAGCAATCAAGCATATTTTTAACGATTCAACCGATGAAAATACGTTAAATCAGTTATATGAGTTCTTTTGGTAGGAGTTAGATATGGACTGGATTATTTACTTTGCGCTGATGTTGATAGTGATCAGCTTACCTTTATTAGCACTTCTTTTGGGGCTAATTTTCCCATTTATTGCTAGATTTTTTAACTGGATATTAGTCATAAGCGCATTCGCATATTTTATTTTAATTGCAGTCGGTATTGGTTATGGCGTGATGAGTTTGGTGGATTAAATGAAATTAAACGATGACGAGATTCTAGAGTTAAAAATCGTGCTTTGGATTGTGGCGGTTTGGGTGATTTTTAATATGGTGTTTGGCTAATGGCTAAAGAATATAAATGCAAAGTCTGCGGCCAACCGTTTGTAAAAACCTTTAGCTCGACACAGAAAGTTTGCTCACCTGAATGTGCAATTAAATTAGCCCGAGATAATGCGCAAAAAACGCAAGAGCGAGCAGAAAAGAAAAAGCAAAGGGAGCGTAAGGCTAAATTAAAAAGTCGTTCAGAATGGCTGAAAGAGGCGCAATCAATATTTAATAAATTTATCCGTCTGAGAGATAAAAATGCCCCCTGTATCAGTTGTGGTCGGTATCATCAAGGACAATACCACGCAGGGCATTATCGGAGTGTGGGAGCGTGCCCTGAATTACGATTTTGCGAGCTCAACGTACATAAACAATGCGCACCCTGTAATGACCATAAGAGCGGAAATATCATCGAATATCGAATCAATCTAGTTAAAAAAATCGGTGTAGATAAGGTGGCGTGGTTAGAACGGCAAGACCACGAACCCAAGAAATACACCATTGAAGATTGCAAGGCGATTATTAAGTATTACAAGGCAAAAATTAAAGAGCTTGAAGGAGAGTAGAATGTCGTATAGCGTTGAGAGAGTGTTAGAGAAGTGGGGGAATTGCTGGGGTAGAGACCGTATTGGCACTGAATATCCAAGCACTACAATTTCTATTCCTGTTTTACCTACCGTGCGCAAGGCTCACATTAGATTTTTAACAGATGACGAATGTTTAAAGATCGAGGAGCAGATTATGAATCTGCACGAGGATAGTTTGCTGCAATATCAAATTTTAATGGCGTTATATGTTCAACAAGCGAAAGAGCGAGATATTTGTAACGCACTTCATATTTCCCCAGCCTATATGTATCGTGAGCGTGCTAAGGGCGTGAGATTCTTAAAAGGTGCATTTACTGGGGCGAAGATTAAATTTATGTTTTTGGGATAAATAAATCTATATAGATCTAAATTAGACCTATATAGATTTTTTATTTGATAATTTGATAAGGCATCCTGAATTTGAGATGTAGGTCACAAAATTAGAAAAAACTTTGATTAAAAACTTAAATAAATGTTTTGTGTTTCGTAGAATTGGTAAATAAATTAAACCGAGGGGAACCTAAAATGAAAAAATTATTATTGATTGGCGTTATGGTTGCGTTTTTATCTGGGTGTGCCGTACAACAACAAAAGAAAGAAAGCCTAAGCGAAAAATGGGCAAAACAAGACGAATTAGCTTTAAAGGGTAAAATTACGGATAAGACAGATAAATTCACTGGTGAACGTGAAATAAAGTGGCAGGTATCTGGAATAGTAAATAGTCAATATACTCAGACTATAGTCCCTGAAAAATTCTCCGTTATAAAGGATAAGAAACAATATAACGAATTGCTTATCACTAAAAAAGGGCGTTCTCCTGTAAAATGCGATGAAACCCACTGGTTAGTTGATGGTAAAAAATTCAATTTAAAACCGTATAATTCTGGGTTAACAGCGGCGCGTGACTTCTATTTACAGTTAAATATTTATCGTCCTACGAATGCCCAACTTAAACAACTGGCAAACGCAAACCAGATTGACATCAAGATTTGTAATAACGAGTATTCTTTCACCCAAAATGAAATTAATGGATTGAAAGAATTAGTTAAAGCAGCTGGATTATAGATAATACCCCTTGACACTCAAGGGGTATTTTTATTAGTATTCTATTCAAGGTCTCAAAAGCCTTTTAAACAGCGGAATTAATTCACCCCGTCAGCGTGATTTTTTTGTATCTAAAATTTGAGAATTTTACCGCCATTATAAAATTCTCAAAGAATCAATGACCGACGGTGCGAGGAATACAATACCGAAAGGGAATAACTCCGCCAGACTGTTTACTGGTTTTGAGCCGTTGGTCGCCCAATTATGGGTAAATTATCAATCCTCTCAAAAAGGAATAAACAGCATGAATACTCAAATTCAATTCTCAACATTTAATTTTAAAGATCTTCCTGTTCGCGTGATTTCAGATCCAAAAGGTGAATTTTGGTTTTGCGGCACGGATGTTTGCGCCATTCTTGGATATACAAATTCAAGAAAAGCATTACAAGATCATTGCAAACAAGGGGGCGTAACGAAACGTTACACCCCTACAAAAAGTGCAGATCAGGAAATGACATTCATCAATGAACCAAATCTTTACCGCCTGATCATCAAATCTCGTAAACCAGAAGCTGAACCATTCGAGGCTTGGGTATTTGAAGAAGTTCTTCCGCAAATTCGTAAAACAGGAAAATATCAACTTCAACCGCAACAGTTATCTTTGCCTGAGCCTGAAAAGAAATTCAGTTTTGAATTTACCGAGTACGAACTCCAACAGCTTATTTGGTTATGGTTCGCTTTCAAACGTGGTGTCGGCACATTCCAACATATTGAGAGAGCTTTTAACGTGTTAGGCTCAAATATGAGTGGGCAAATCTACGGACAGGCTTACGAATATTTAAGTGTATTACGCTCAACAAACAAAATCTTAAACCGCATTACACAAGAGTTTGAGATTGACCCAATGACAAATTGGCGAGCATTAGAACACTTGCGAGGCTTTAATCCAAAAGCAGTCGAAATCGACTTCTAAAACACCACAAAATCCGACCGCACTTTTGAAAAATTGTGCGAAAAATGGATTTTGCATAAAAATTATAAAAACACTTGATTACTTGCAAGTGAAAGTGTACTATATTCGGTAAGTTGCAGTTTTAGCGCATGGCAAACGCATAAAAGAATTTTACAGCCCTGATCGGAAACGGTCGGGGCTTTTTTGTATGCAAAAGAAAAGCCGAGGTGGTGGAACACTTCGGCTTTTTTCATTCCTGTTAAGTTCGATTTAAAGGAACGAATTTATGATTAAGTATACACCAAAACATCAAGTTAAGGTAGGTGGGAAAATGTCAGAAAAAGCAGCAGATAAAGTTGGAAATAAATTAGCTAATGCCGCACTCATTATTACTACTTGTTGGGGTATAAGCGCAATTATTTTTGCGGTAGCTTATTTTGTTAAATAACCTCTAGTTGTTAATACGACTAGGGTATCAATAAGGGCGTAGTCTAATGGTAAGACAGCGGTCTCCAAAACCGCTAATTGAGGTTCGATTCCTTGCGCCTTTGCCATATCACAAGCTCACGTTAATACGTGGGCTTTTTTATTGCCCTGTAAATGGGGTGGAGTATGAAAATGTTTAAAGACCCGGGAAATCAAACTTATGTATGGTCAGGGTTTTCTGGTGTGCTGGCTTGGTTAGGTGATCAGAATAACCTTATGTTGCTTAGTTTGGCTATTGGTATTTTGACCGCACTTGTTAATGTCTATTCAAAATGCGCCGAAGGGCGAATGATGAGAAGAGAAAATGAGCGCAAGGAAGAAATACATAAGGTGCGCATGGAGCGTTTAAAACGAGGGCTACCTGATGAAATTGACGAGGACTAGAACCACGCTTGGTACAGCAGGAGCAATCTGTGCAGTATCGAGCATTATTACATTGATGTATGCGCAGTTTGGTGAGGAGCTTATCCTTAGCCCTAAAGGCGCAGAGATTATTGGCAATGCAGAGGGTTGCAGACGAGACCCGTACAAATGCCCAGCCGATGTTTTAACTGTTGGTATTGGCTCAACAGCATATAGCGGTCAACCTGTCGATCCAAAGCACCGATACACAGATTTAGAGATTGCGGAGCGATGGAAAAATGATATTCAAGTTGCCGAAAAATGTGTGCTGAATTATGGCAATGGCCGAGCATTACCTCAGTCTGTTTTTGATTCTGCCGTATCGATTACCTTTAATGCAGGTTGTGGCGCTGTTCGTAACTCAACTTTATTCAAACAACTTCGAGCAGGAAACTATCACCAAGCCTGTTATGAATATCCTAAATGGGTATATGCAGGTGGAAAGATATTACCTGGCTTAGTCTCTCGTAGAGAAAAAGAGAAAGCATTATGTTTAGCCGATTTGAAACAGCCTTAAAGCTAACCGCACTTTGCTTGATTTTGGGCTTGTGTGGTTGGACTTGGTACCAATCTCAGAAGATAAGTAGCTTAAATGCCGAGAACCAAGCGCAAGCCCAAACCATTCAGCAACAAGAAGATGCGAACAAGGCATTGACCATTGCGCTACAACAAGAGCGTGATGCAGTCATTGAGCAACAGCAACGTAATGATGAAATAGAAAGGGTGGCAACAGAAAATGCTGAATCAGTTAAAACAATCATTAAGATACAACCTTGTGCTCACACTCGTTTGCCTCAGTCTGCTCTTGACCGCCTGTACAAATAAAGTCACGACCAAAGCAGAATATATTTACCCACCTCAAGCCTACACTGCACCTTGTGTTAAAACAGCATTTACCGGTGAGACATACGGTGATGTAGTCATACAGCTTGTTAAGGTAACAGCAGAGCGAGATAAGTGTGCAAGCCAAGTAGATAATCTCAATAAGTGGATTAACCAAACTAAGACCGCCAATTAAAGTGCGGTCTTTTTTTATCAATAAAAACAACAGGAGCAATTATGCTAACAATTAAAATCATCCAAGACGGTGTAACGTCAATTACTGAAAGCAATAGCTTTGTATTTTATGATGAGACTTCTCGTGAGTACAAAGAGATGCTCAGACTGGCGGACAAACTAAAAGAGAGACCAACCGAACTTAACGGTATTTATTACACCCAGCCAATGTTCGCCGACCAAGAGTGCAAAGAGGTTATCCGCAAGGAGTCAATCTACTGCTCAGCTCGAAATAATCCAACAGATAAAATCATTGGTGTGATGATGGATTTTATACCAGATGACGAGTACGGCAATCAAGGCATTGAGAAAGAGATTGCATACAGCTTAATTGGTACTGGAGATCATATCTACGTTACCAATGAGCAAGGCAAGACAGTATTTAATATTTAAATCTTCAATAAAGGCGGCTGATAACAGTCGCTTTTGTTTTATATACGCTACATATCTCAGCTATGCCCCTAAGGGAAACATCAAGTCATTTGGGGTTATATCTAAGCTATGTGATGTTAAAACGAACACATCAATGAGAATTACACAGATAAATTCGAATTAAAAAGGTACTCCTGAGGGGGTACCCATTCCCACGGGGTTTCGGGCGCGCGGTTTTCGACAGTTTTTTGACATCTTAGGGATCATCATCTTTTTCCTTTTT